CTGAGAATTTACTTTCCAAACCTTCTACGTTTAAGTTCTGAGAAATATCTCCTGCTAACATCGAGCTTCCTTCCGGAACAGCAACGGCTTCTGGTAAATTCATTTGCGCTTTAATTGCATCCACTCTTGATCCGACTGAATCATAGGTTGGCATAACTCCTGTTTTTGCCGACTCTTCTGCGATTGCGCCTGTTGCGTCTTTTATTTTATCAAAAAAACCTTGACCCTTACTGAGGTTTTGAAACCTAGATAATTCTCCTGTGCTTCTACTCCACGCCGAATCAACACCTGATCCAAAAAAATTAGCTGCTGCATCAAAGCTAGTGCCGAATACTTTATTGCTTGCAGTCTTAGCAAAGTTACCTAAAGTTTCTGTAACACCTTTAGTAATGTTACTAAAAATATTACGTCCTTTACTTACTACATTGCCTACAGTTTTAAGTACGTTACCCGCAGCATTTAAAAGCGCAGAGCTAGAGCCTAACAAACCACTGCCCGCTGTAGCTGCTGTAGTCGCTGTAGCTGCTGTGCCTGCTACACCTACAACACCTTGGAACAAATTACCTAGCATTGCCCCCACCCCCGGCATTATAAACATCATAGCTACTTGACCTAAGATACCTATTTTACCCATAAACTTTCCAAACTTTTGAAATGCACCCCTGATGCTTTTACCTATTTTGTTTGCAAATTTATAAAGTTTTCTTGGTGTTACTTTTTTAATAACCTTTTTAACTGACTTCCACGCTTTACTAAAAAATCCCATTTTATTTTCCTCTACTTATTATAAATACTATTAACTGTCGTCAACAAATTAGCGGTGCTAGTTTTAGCATCTTTTGATGTTGCGTTTTCATTACCAATTACAGTAGCGTATAGTTGTGCGACTCTTTGCTCTTGAGCTTCATAGGCTGTACGCATGTATGTAGACTCATCACGTAGTTGTTGCCACATCTGCCCTAGTTCTAAGGCTGATAAGTTATAAGAGTTTTGAACATTCTGTTGATTAGCTGCATTAGCTGCTGCTGTTTCTGCGGTATTTGAAGATCGCCTCCAAGCCATATTAGCCTGCTCGATTGCTTGGGCATTAGCTGCATTCCACTGGTCACGTTGAAGCTCATTAGTCGCATTAAATTTATTAGCGTCTGTAGCCATTTGTGCGTTAATCATTTCCATCTGCTGCTCGTTTCCTGTGTTTAAAGCCTCCATTCGATTTGCTTCAGAGGCATTAAATTTACCCATAGCATCAATCGCTGAAGCATTGTACTGATCAATCTGTGCTCCTAAGCTAGCCATAAATTGATCTGTTTGATTTTGACTAGAAGCATTGAACTGTTTAGCTGCATTAGCTGCTGCCGTATCTGATAATAAACGCTGTTGGTCATTCTGGGCTGTTAGCATTGCTGCTTGTTGTTCATTATTTAAATTTGACATATCCATCTGTAAGAAATTATTTGCATTACTAATAGCTACTTTAGTTCTTTGATCGGCTGTGGCCATATCTAAGTTAGCCATCGCTGTAGCATTCTGTAGAGTAGCCTGCTGGTCAGCATTAAACTTGTTTGACACCATAGTTTGCATAAAGTTGCTATTAGCTAGCGTTGTTTGTTGCTCTGCTGTGAATTTTGACATATCAACTTGAGCAACCATCATTGCGTTATTGATAGCTCTTTGTTGATCAACATTAAGTTGAGCTACACCCATCTGTGCTGCAATGTCTGCTTGCTTTAAATTGGTATTCATTCGCATATTAAGATTAGCTAACTCTGTTTGCTGTGCAGCATTTAAGTTATCAGCGCTTGCTTGGTTTAATGCAGAAAGATTTGCCAGATTCATTTGCTGGTCTTTGCTCATGTTAGCAAGTTCCATTTGCTGTGCAAACTCAGCATTCTTAATTAAGAACTGCCCAGCCAAGGTTTTATCCTGCGCCGTAGCAGCCTGAATAGCTTGAGAATTGCTTTGAGCAATAGGTATAGCACTCTGAATAATTGCATTAAACAGAGCATCTCGACCTACAGTAGATGTAGACATGCCTCGTCGAGCTAAGTTAGCCTCTACAGACGCTAGAGCTGGCCTAGCCCATGCCGGAACTTTACCATCGTCCATGCCTGCCATTAACGATTCCATCTGCGTAGACATTAAAGCCTCTTCAGATAATCCTGACAAAGCTGTTTTAATTGTATCAGGCTGATCTTCCATTGCAGCAGCTAATCGTGCAGGGTTATCTAAAAGCTCCTGAGCTATTTCATCTGGAAGCATACCTTGAGCAGTCAGCTCGTCAGTAACTTTTTTACGGGCAGCATCACCTCGTTCTCGACGCTGTTGCGCCTGAGCAAAGTCGTACATGCTCATAACTTTAGCAGCCTCACCGTCCGGCACAGGCTCACCTAAGATTGCTTCACGCTGCTGCGCTTCAGCTTCAGGTGTAGATGCAACAGTAATTTTTTCGCCTGTTACTTTATCTACGTAAGCATCTTCGCTGATAGAAAAGTCAACTGTTTCTGCCAGAGCCTCTTGTTCGGCCTGTGTGTCTCGCTCAGCAGCCTCAGCCCTTTCCGTTAGTTCTATCTGTTCTGGCGTGGCTGCCGTAGCCCCTTCGCTTAACTCACCCTGAGCGCCTTCAACAGTCCCTGCTGCATTTATTGCTTCTTGCTGTTTGTCCCCTAAAATTTTGCCTCTATCTGTAACCTCTTGGAATAAAGCCTCATATTCTTTTTGTAGCCCTCTATTTTGAGGATCGGCTGCTAGTTGCGCCCTGAGCGCCACAGCCTCTGGAGAGGTTCCGATTGATCGTTGTAGAGTCTTTAGTGCTTTTTGTTCGGCCACTACTTCAGGATCAGATGCAAACTTTTGAGCTGCTTCCTCTTTTAATTTAAAATCACTCGATGTCTCTTGAATGGTAGCAGCTCGCATTGAAGTAGGCGCATCTATTTGTTGTGCATTATTTGCTGTAGAAACAACGCCTGTGGCCGCCTTACCTACTTGAGCTTTAACCGCATCACCTGCTTTTAATTTAACAACATCTTCAGTGCCAGTAATTGCCGATTCAACGTCAGCGCCTACTACGCCCGCCGTAGCATCTAGTACATCAGGACGATCTGGTAAATTTTGCCGTATGTCTACAGGTGGCCCACTATAAAAATCTGCCTTTTCTTGATCAGTAAGGGTTTTAGGAAGCTCTGTATTTAGAGCACTCCTTCGCCCCTCTTCCGGCTTAGCTAAAAATTCTGAAGACATATTATTTCCTGTATTGGTATCTGAATTATCAGTGTTGTCTGGATCTGTTGGATCTGTTGGATCTGTTGGATCTGTTGGTTCTGTTGGTTCTGTTGGTTCTGTTGGTTCTGTTGGTTCTGTTGGTTCTGTTGGTTCTGTTGGTTCTGTTGTCGTTGGAGTAGATTCCTCACCTGCTGCTCTTTCTGCTGCATTTGCTTCAGACGCAGCTTGTGACGCAGCCTCCTCCTCCGCCTTACGCTTTTCCTCTTCTGTAAACTGTTTTATCCCGCCAAGACCCTCGGTGCTGAAATTTAAAGTGCCTAAATTGTTAAACGGAGAGCCGCCACCCAACCCACCGCCATATTTTTTAAGCCTTTGCTGGTTCTTTTTTTGAAGAGACTTTAAAGCCTTTTTAGTATTTCTTTTGCAGCGTTTTTTACTCATTTACTTTCTCCGCTTATCGGTCACGAGTTTCCGAAATAAAAACCTTAGTCGTTCCAGTGCCAGTAGTTACTGAGGAGTCTGTGCTGCTAGAACTAAATCGGAAGTAAGGGCAAAGCACTACTTCTTTAATCTGATTAGCCGATAAAGTTTCTATGCTTGCCCAATCTGTGCCATTGATACTTCCATATAAATATACAGTAGTATTGTAGTCGGCTACTTGGATAACTCCACGGCCTCCTGAACGAAGAGATTTTGAAATATATGATACGCCTGCTGATAATTCTGACATGTTAATTGTTCTCCTAAAAAGTTAAGTAGTAGTTATGTTAGTTCCTGAAAATATAAGTGTCCCATTGCCAACACCGTACCCCACTATGGTTGCCTTTGATCCTGCTTTGATAGTCACTGTTCCAGAAGTCTTCGGCCCAATAATAGACCCCGTATCAGTAGTTACATAATATTGACTGTTATTACTAGCGAAGAATAATAAATCCGCAGAACCTATTAAAATGAAATTCCATACTCCCTGAAGGGCACCCCCTCCTGTCGAAACAGTCCTATATACATTGTTATTGAAGATTGTGTATCTTCCTTCAAGCCCACCAAAGGCGCTGCTATTAACATTTGTACCCGCCCAGAGTGCGTTGTTTCTAGAAAAATGTGATACATCTAGTCTACCCTGAGTTATTTTGCGTGTGTCATTTGCTGACCCATCGTATATTGCCAACCTATCAGCGGTATTGCTAAAATCATCAGTGCTTTCTGTTAAGGTGTTAATATCTAAACTAAACTGATTGCCTGTCATGTTAAGGCCGCCACCAACAGCCGCAGAATAGGTAGTATCTGTATCAGTAGGCTCATCCCAAACAAACCCATTGCTGCCATCAGAACGCAAATACTTGGAAGTATCGGGGTTAGTATTTGGAAGGTTAAGCATTAATGAATTAACGCCGCCGTTCGGAATACCTATTGTAGGTGTGTTTACGCCCGTAAAAGTGCTTACTGATATTCCATTCCCTGCATTAATCGACCGTATACCATTGTTCGTTATGACGTTACCATTAGAAATAGAGATATTTGCTCCTGCGGTGTAAACAGTTTCAGGGGGCGTTGCCCATGTAAAAGTCCCATCACCATCTGATCTTAGAAAATCAGTTGCTGCTCCGTTACCTGTAACATTAAGTTGAGTAGCACCTATACTGTCGCTTGTAATAGATACAGATGGGGATGTCCCGCCGCCAGTTACGGTTATACCTGTTCCACCTGACACGCTTGTTACTGTGCCAGTATTGTTTGTCCAACCAACATCATTGTTAAAGGCTGATAAGTTTACATTATTAGCCAGAATTCTTTTTTGATTGCCATTATTTAAATAAACTAAATGATCCGTGGAGCCTACTAAGTCATCGGTTTCTACAGGTAATTCGGATAGGTCTACAGAGATTGTAGGCGACGCAGCGTTAGCGGTGTTTATATCTATCGCAGCCCCTTCTGTAACGCCCGTTAAAGTTCCAACTCCGCCTCCTTTATTATTAAATGTATTCCAATCCGTTGAAGACAAATATCCATTGGTAGATCCACTTGCTTGCGTTATAGAAATTGCAGGTGCTGTGCCTCCAGAAGAAACTATTGGTGCAGTACCTGTTACGGCTGTTACAGATCCACCACCACCGGTAGCCGCATCTTCCCAAGCAACTCCGGAGCCTGTAGATGTTAATACCTGACCGTCGGAGCCTTGTGCGCCGTTGATTGTTAAGTTGTCGGTGTTAGTTGTGCCTGTTACGTCTATGCCTGTGGCTGTTGTAACTAACTTAGTGCCTGTAGCACCCGCCCCTCTCCAGTGAAGAGATACATTACTAGCGCCCCACTGCACTAAAGCATCTCCTGAATTGTTTTGTACGTAGCCTTCTTGGCCTTTAATTAAAATATTGCCGTCACCTACTTGCTGTATAAGACCACTACCTGAAGCAAGTTGACTTATGCTAAATGTTCCTGTGGGATTTCCTGTCTGGGGTTTAAATTTAAGATCCCCTCTAAAAGTAGCTCCCACAGCCCTAGTCGTTAAAATATCTACTTCGCCTACATTAGCTATGTGGTGTCTAAGAATTATAAAGTCGTCAAGATTATCTTTAGATTGGATTACTAATGATGTTTGCTCCCCACCCGATGACTCTATAAATATCTTAGCGTTATCAGTAGCGTCAGTAGTGAATTTAATAGCGTCAGCATTAACTGTACCTGTTACGTCTATACCTGTAGCTGTAGTTTCTAGCTTAGTGTTTGCCCCAGCGTGTTGTAATGATACTTTGCCGCCTGACCTCAAAAATAAGTCTTCGTTTAGGGCGTTAATCATTGAGTGATTTGCCAGCTCTGAATGATATATTCTCAAATCGTAATCATCAGAGTTAGGTGTTTTTAAATCTATAAACGACAGGCTCTTAGCGCCAATCTCAATACCAGCTACTTCATCAACCTCATTTCCGTCAAAAGTGCTTTGCACCGTAAACACAGATTGTCCTGTTGTGCTTGTCAATGACGCACCAGCAGCGCCGCTAGTTGGCTGGATAGCTAAACTGTCAGCAGTAACCGTACCTGTTACGTCTATGCCTGTCTCTGTGGTGGCAAACTTTTGTACGCCGTCGTGATAAAGATTTACTGCACCGTTTGAAACAAACTGACCCATTGCTTCACCAGCGGATTCAACATAAATGCCGGAGCCGTTGGTTGTGGTTAGCACTAGCTGTCCAACGCCAGACTCTTGAATAAAACTATTATTTCCACTATGCCAAATTTTTAGGTCATTACCTGTACCAAACTGTGCGTACTGACCGTCATCCATTTTTAAGCCGTCACAGTCAATAATTCCTGTTACGTTTATGCCTGTCTCATTGGTATTGAGTTTAATTCCTGCGCCAGAAGCACCACGCCAAGATAAAGCCGCATTATCGGTATCCCAAGAAATTAATTCTTGATTCGATTCGTTAGATAACTTGCCATATATGCCCGATATTTCTAAACCGCCAGAGCCTCGCTGCTCAATAAAGCAGTTATTACTACCGTCTTTATAAAGTTTTAAATCTGTAGATGTTCCATCTCCCACTGTTACTGTAGTAGCTGCAACATTACCTGAAATGTATACGTCTTTCCATCCTTTACCACTAACGCCTAAGTCTGTAGTATTATTCGTAGCCGGTTGTACGCTAGAGCCTGTAAAGACCCAATCGTTTGTAGAGATTTCAAGGCTCTTAGAAAAATCTTGGTTTCCAATTTTACCAATCGCACCGCCTTCACCTACTGCCCCACTATGCGTATGACCAGTTTCCCCTGAACCCGCATAGCTAAAAGCAAGCTGTATTTGGTTATATTCGGCGTTAAATATTGAAGCATTTATTACTAAGTTATCTTGGATTTCTGCTGTTTTTTGTCGTATATAATTATTGCTTGGCATTATTCTTTATCTCCGACCCGAAGGGTAGTAATCAATATAAAGTCCGTTGATGGCAAACGGAGCTGCTGTATCATTGGTAGTTATTTTAAAATTAAGTGTATGTCCGCTTCCTTGAATAGGTTGGAGTATCATTGGGTTTGCAGCCCCACCAAAAGAACCAGCACCAAACTGGGAAATTCCAAACACAGAAGGGCTAGAAGCCGGTGAAAGCAAATAAGGATCTGGCTGAGCTACATTTACATCTCCATAATCATAAATTACATGTAGCGTAGGTTGCATAAAGCCTTCTGGAGTAACTGACACTTTTACAGAGTAAGGAGTTTTTCTAGTTCCTAAGTCTCCAAAATCAAAATTGGGCGTATCATAAGTAGAAGGAATCGAAAATATTTCACTAACTGAGCCTTCAGAAAAACTTGCGCCTACATCATGGCAGTATATATATCCTTTATTATCTCCATGATATGATTTCTCAACACCTAACTCATCAAAATCGGAAGCTAATGCAGGGGCTTGTATACCTATTGTTTCTGACCACTCAAACCCTTTACCAGTAAATGTACCTATGATGCCTTTAGAGTCTTCTCTTTCTTCAGAGTCTTTAGAATAGAATAATCTATACTGCGACTTAGACCTAAGAACTTCGCTAGAAATATTATATTCATTTATGTTTTTAGCTATGGTTACAATTATAGGTTGTATTGCCCTACTTACAGAACTTAACTCAACGTCACCAATACGTGCTGTAGCAGCTAGTGTCCGTATACCGTCAGGGCTAAGGAATACTAAATCACCACCTATTTCCTGTATGCTATATGCGCTAATACACCCTACGTTTTGGGTTACAGGAACAACCGCTGTATTAGTGGGATCTTCTATATTAATTAAACGGTAAATAGAATTGTTACAAAAAATAAAAACTTCATCTCTAAAAGTTTTTAGTGCAACAATCTTTTGGTCTAAAGCAATACTGCCCGAACCAGTACCAGATAGACTTTCAGGGTTATTTATTGCTGCAATATAAACTGTATTGTCTGCGTGAGTAATAAACTGAGTTCTATAAAGTACACCTGTTGCCGCACCTACTCTTTCGTCATCAGTGTCTGCTAGCGTATGTCCATGAAAAGTTCGGTTAGCTAAAGGATCTCCTAGAGTGCCACCAAGCACAAAATAATAAGGCGCATTAACTCCATCTAGTATTATTATATGGCCTGTGCTCTCTATGAATACGAAGCTACACTGTCCTTGGTTTGTCCGTACAGTTATAGGTGCATCATTATTGGCCCCATCATTCCACTCAGCCAAAGTTAAATTGTCTGTTTCGTGTCCGCCTGTATGAACATACTCCCTATTAATCTGTGTCCAAGTTACACCATCTTGGGTTAGATATATACCATCATTTACGCAGGCAATTATACAGTCTAAGTATTGTGTAATGCCTAGTATTTTATTTTCACCATCAGGTCGAGTATGCGTAGGATAACCAAAAGGTAAGAAACCATTTATACGCCTGTAACCACCATCTATATCAACTTCATAGTTAATTAAATCTCTAGCAGCGCCGGGAATTTTAAGTATCTCCAGCTCATTGAGATTTTTATTTAGCCCACCTGTGCAGGCAAAACCAAACGGTTGCGAAACAGCCATTAAATATATCTCACTCTATCGTCTTTAAAGTACATTGGCGTAGGCTCAAGAAGGTTAGACCTCATGCTTCTATATCCTTTCTTAAAGTCGTCTAGTGCAAACGCAGCATGTTGTGGGTTATCTTTAAACTGCCAAATATAATATCGTGCTTTTGCTAGTAGTACAGCACTATAGATTTCGGGGAAAACAATAGCATCCGTGGCTACTGACATTTTTGCGGGTAACGCCCAAGCATAAAACCACACTTTATATTCTTTATCTGGGATAGGACTCAGTCCAAACTTGCGTCCGTCGGGGCTACGTATTACATACTTAGGTTCTCCGTAGCCTTTATTATCTGCGTCATCTACATTTTCTTGCTCTCGTTGAAAGTCTTTCCATTCTTCGGTCGTCATGTACCGCAGATTTTGTCCCACATACGGGGCCGTTTCGCCTGTAACGCCTACTGTAGTTATGTAGAAGTTATCCCAATCTACAGAGCCATAATCAGTTGCGTGTGTAGATGCTTGTTTTAAATCATACCAGCGTGTGCCTTCAGTAGTGGGACGAGCTACGTTGCCGTACATTGGGTCTACTGTGCCGCTTTCGTCTACAGCTAAAAAGGGCCACTGTGGTTCGTCAACAACAATATCAAAGTATGCTCGATTTACAGAGTCTTTAACGTGCTGCTGTACACCTACGGCGCTTGCAAAGTTAGCGGCAGTTAGCGGTACTTCATTAAGCTCACGTAAAAGCTCATTAGTTAAATCTAAAAATGTTGAAGACATTTATTTTTCCTCAGTAGCTGGCTTGTCTTTTTCTTTCTTACCAAAAATACGATCATAATTTTCATCGTAGTTTTTTTTATTTGTGCCTGACCATTTGTTGCTCGGAAGTCTGACTGTTCCGTTGTTGTCCATACGGACGGGATTTGACTCACTACCTAGTATATTACTCAATTTATAATCCTCTGTTTTAAAGATTGGGGGGCTTTTACACCCCCCGCACTTTTAGTTAGCGATGTGAGCTTTAGCTAATGAATTAGGCCGAATAACTTTCGAGCCAAAAACATGCAAGCCACGACAAATATCACCAAACGTAGTGGGGCTTCGCAGCACCTCTGTGTTGACGATTGTTTGTGCGGTAGCTGTAGCTGAGACAGAACCTGCTAACACCTCGTAAGTATTGGAGGCTGGGATGATGTTGTTAGACTTATACATTTCAAAGCCTCGCAACTTACCTGAGCTTACCAATCCATTACGAATTGAACCAGAACCCGCATTGTAGTCTACTGACAACAACTTAGAATCTGACTGACTTAACGCTTCATAAAAAGATGGAGGCGCTACAAAGAACCGTCCTTCTTCTGGTACGTTTTGGTCATCGAGAAGGCGAGCAAGTCGAGCCATAACATCTAGAGGATCAATGCTATTCAACGCCAAACCACCAGCGCTTAAATCGGTACCGGCGGCTAAAGAGGCAATGTCAGTAGCGCTCTCCGAACCAATAACGTGGTCAGGGGCGGGAGTGCCATCAGATACACCAGCAAGCATTACATCGAGAACCGCTTTATCATATGCGTCTTTAAGTGCATATGCCGCTGAGCTAGCAGCTACTTCTTTCCAGTTTACGTGTGACATGTTGGCTTCAATGTCATCAACAACAAACTTAAAAGCTTTTGCTTTAT